ACAGAGACACCGCATCCTAGGCAAGCACTGTGGTACTATAGACCTCTGTGTCAACACGAAAGGAGAAGGGTGGGTTAGTCACCACCTTGCAACAGTCGGTATATATGACTGCTCTGCTGTATAAAATTAGATAGAGGGTGACTCCCTCTATCGTCTTAAAGGAATATAATATGGAAAAATTGATGACACCAAAAAAGTTCTCACTTGCAGTGGAACAAGTTGTTCAAGAGTGTGGTTGTTCTCATATGGAAGCAGTACTAGATTACTGTGAGAAAAACAACATCGAACCAGATACCATCAAACCCCTTATTACAAAATCACTGAAGGAAAAGATTGAGTGTAATGCAAGGGATTTAAATTACCTACCAAAAGTTGCACAGTTGCCCGTATAATGGAAGCCTATGACGCATATAGAATATATCATGCGTTGAAACTTCACTTTACCAGTAACTATGACTATGCAAAATATAATGGTAAGGCGAATGTGAGCGTTGACTCGTTCTTAAAACGTAATGATAGGCCTTTCTTTGGTAAGGTCGCAAGAAAGTATAAAGAAGATACCAAAGACTTCTTCATATCCAACTTCATAGTCAATCCCAAAGGCTGGGTTGGAAACTTTAACGATGAGAATTATTTGAACTGGAAGAAAAGAAATCAATCCCTTAAATATAATTACAAATCAGAGATGGTTGAATTATTTCACAAAGTTGAATCATTCGATGAAATATTTCAAGGTGGTGGACAACACCCCTTGTTATTAAAACAATTCATGTCCAAGAAGGTTTCGATTGAGACAGTCGCAATACTGGAATCACTTCTTGGTTTCTGCAACCGTTTTGATAAGGAGATTAATGAAACGATAGTATGGCCCGACAGAAAAAAACTGATAAAAAATTATAGTAACCTCTTGACAAATGATGTAAATGAGTATAGAGTAGTAACAATGCAGTTAATAAAGGAGCATTTTGATGACTGACGTAACCCTTCACTTTGACGGTGACCCTGTAGAGAAAGAAAGGGATTTCTATCGTGCAAAACTAGAAGAGGCCAATGCACGAATTCACACTTTGGAGTATGACTTGGCCGAACTCCAACAGAGAGATAAAACTCTCACTGAGCGAGTCAAGTTTATGGCTTCAAATCCACCTCGTAGACCAAGGAGTCGTTATGCACGACACTAGGTCTTACAAGGTATTCCAAGGCGGTTATGTCATCCCAGCCAAGGATGACAGACCTGCCGATTATGTAAAGGCGAAACCACCTGTCTTTCACTGTCAAGTATTTGATGGTAAAAATACAGTTGCGTTTTATACAAGAAAAACTTATGCAGAAGCAAAAATGGAAGGGGAGAATTCACTTGAACGTAGAGTTGGTTGACCATATGGGTGATGACCTTTCTGTAGTGAATGCAGCAAGAGTATCCTTTGGTAAAAAAAAGACACAGTTTGAACACGGTGACCTCAAACTGATTAAGTTTCTTGCAAGAGAAGACCATTGGAGTCCATTTGGACACGCATCTATGCAGTTCCATATCAAGGCTCCAATCTTTGTTGCAAGACAGTTAGTCAAACACCAAGTAGGTTTGGTATGGAATGAAATATCAAGACGATATGTTGATGATGAACCAGAATTCTATACACCGAAAGAGTGGAGACTGCGAGCAGAAGATAAGAAACAAGGTAGTAGTGAAGAGACTGTCGAGTATAATATTGATGGTGCAATTCAGTTCGTGACACAGACATACAAGAATCTGTTGAACGCCAATATCGCACCAGAGATGGCGAGAATGGTTCTCCCACAAAACCTTTACACAGAATGGTACTGGTCTGGTACACTGATGGCCTTTGCAAGAATTTGTAATTTACGTTGTGCAAAGGACACTCAATATGAGACACAGATTATCGCAAACAAGATTGATGAATATGGACACAATTTATTCCCAGCATCCTGGCCTGAACTCAGAAGTATTGATTCAGAATAGGATGACAACAGAGAACGCATTTTGTTTTGGTAACGGAAAGTCAAGACTAGATTTTGACATGAAGGTTATCGAAGGTAGAGGCACCACGTTTGGGTGCAATGCAATATATCGTGATATGAAGGTTGACCATCTGGTAACAGTGGATAATGAAATCACTCATGAGATTTACAGAAGTGGTTACTGTCAAGACAATCACACTCATATTCGTGATTGGAATGTATTACCTATGTTCTTTCTCAATGAGATGAAGGAAGACTATCAAGACGCTGATATCTGTATAGGACATGATGACGTTGGGTTTGTAATACACGGTTCTAATACGGCCGATGTGGATGCACACTTTAAAAAGATTGTGGAAGAGAACCCAGACATTGACATCAAGAAACTAGAATGGGAACGCAAACAAGTCAAGACCTTTATCACTGGTGTTAAAGAAGGTGACCTTGCAAAAACGATTGTGAATGACAGGATGCAGAGTTGTGGTGTTCTGTCTATTCAAATCGCCTGTGAGATGGGTGCAAAGAATGTGTTCATTATAGGTCATGACCTATATTCAAAAGATTTGAAGTTAAACAATGTATATGGTGGAACAACTGGATATCTACCAGAAACTTCAAATTATGTGAAGCCCGACAGTTGGATTGTCGGTCATAAAACTAATTTTGACAACTACCCAGATGTCAACTTTTACAAGGTGAATAAAGATGTTCTAGGAACAGATGACACCTGTTGTTTTGTTGAGGCCTGGCGTGATTGTGAAAATCTACAGTATATTACCCAAGAAGAAGTTGAAAGACTCCTTGACTTTGGGTGGATGATGTAGTATTATAAATAAAATATATGATGAAAGACTGTGAAATACTTAAACATACGATAACATACGGAGAAAAAATATGTCGTTAGATACACTTAGACGAGCGAACACGCTCGACAAACTACTCTCTCAAGTTCAGGCAGAGAGTGCCCCTCAAGAAAAGAAGTCTTATGTAGACGAAAGACTGTGGAAACCAGAACTGGATAAGTCTGGTAACGGTTATGCAGTTATTCGTTTCTTGCCTGCACCAGAAGGTGAAGAACTACCTTGGGTGAAAGTCTGGAAACACGCTTTCCAAGGCCCAACAGGTAAGTGGTACATTGAGAATTCTTTGACCACCATGAACCAAAAAGACCCTGTGTCAGAATACAATTCCTCACTATGGAATTCTGGTCTTGAGTCTGATAAGGAGATTGCGAGGAAACAGAAACGTAAACTTGAGTACTACTCAAACATTTACGTTGTGTCTGACTCCAAACACCCAGAGAATGAAGGGAAGGTATTCCTTTTCAGATACGGTAAGAAAATCTTTGATAAGATGATGGCTGCAATGCAACCAGAATTTGAAGATGAGACACCTATCAATCCTTTTGACTTTTGGGAAGGTGCGAACTTCAAACTGAAGATTCGTAAAGTTGATGGTTACTGGAACTATGATGCATCCTCTTTTGAGACTGTATCTGCACTGAAAGATGATGATGATGCTCTCAACAACATCTGGAAGACCCAGTATTCATTGCAAGAGTTTCTTGCACCTACCAACTTCAAGTCTTATGACGAACTGAAGAAGAGACTTGATGATGTTCTCTCTGGTACGGTAACTGCAAGTGCGGCTGCAATGATGGATGAAGATGTTGTTGAAACACCTCAATTGAAGAGTGAACCAGCGCCATCTATTCCTAGTGTAGATGCAACTGACGAAGATGACACCATGTCATACTTTCAGAAACTTGCGAATGGGTAAGTTGTCAAACCCTGTGTAGAAAGTCCTTAGTGTCGTAACACCACAAAAAGACAACGCATAGTAGACCAAGACGGAGAGGCAGGGGCAACCCTGTCTCTCTTTTTTACTAAATACTATTGAAGTCATCAGTGGGAGAGAGAGATGATTGAGGTAGTCGCCGCTGTGTCAGCGGCATCGAGCGCCTTTGGCGCCATCAAAAAAGGTTTTGAGGTCGGTAGAGATATTGAATCCATGGCAGGCGATTTAGGTCGCTGGATGGGTGCAGTATCAGATATCAAGAAGGCCGAAGAGTATAATAAAAAACCACCCCTGTTTAAAAAACTGTTTGCGGCCGGTTCTGTTGAAGAAGAGGCCATGCAAATATTCATGGCCAAGAAGAAGGCCGATGATATGCGTGAACAGTTACGTCAAATCATTACCTATACTAGAGGGCCAACTGCATGGCAGGAGCTCTTGAAGACAGAGGCGGATATACGCAAGAAACGTCAGAAGATGATTTATGACCAAAAGGAAAGACAACGTAAGTTTGTAGAGTACACACTCGCATTTATACTTGTTGCGATAACATCTGCCTTAATTGTTTGGGGTATCTATTTCATCATGGATGTAAAAGGAATGTTGTAATGATGTTGTTTTTTATTGTGGCCTGTCTCGTTTCACTTCTTGGGTGTCTAGGTTATATTATATGGATGGATGACCAGTTATACAGAGAACCATATATTCCAGAGTTTGATTCAGAGAGAAAAGTTCGTGAGATTAAATTACGTCTTGCAGACTTAGAATTCAAACAGAAACAGTCGATACAATGATACACGCATTCATGTTAGTAGTTGTTTTAGGAACAGGTGAGTTTCGACAGATACAACCGAATGCAATGGTATTCAGAAGTATTGATGTGTGTTTGTATTATGCAAAACGTATTCCTAAACAATATGGTAATTACTCATATAGTTCATACATAGACCCCAAGGATAGAGTCACTGCATATTGTAAACCTGTCAAAGTTCAAGACGGGCCTAACGTGTATGACCACTAAAGTACTGGTACTGTTCCTGCCGGTGCGGCTGTATCTTTAAGAGGTTGAGTAGTCACACTTGAACTACTACTGTTAGTACTGTTATCGGTGTTGTTATAGTTGTTTACAATGACACCGCCCTGTTGACCCCTCATTTCTTCAGACGCATTAATTAACTCTTCCATTCTATCTGCATCACCAGACGCTCTCGCCTCTGCAAACTCTTGAGTAAGACCTGCCGACTTCAATAATGCAGATTGAGTATCATCTGGTTCTGGAAGAATCCTTGCACCTGTGTTTGGGTCAAGACCAGCGAATTCGTAAACACCATCTGGAATAACGGATGAAACTGCACCCCTAATCCAGTTTGCAATTCTACTACCACCTTCTTCTCCAGCAGGATTAGGTAGGATACCACGAAGAATACCTTTCAATAATTCTTTTGCGGCCTCACCAATATTTCTCATACCAGACATCAAGTCTGCAATCAAATCATTTTCACCAGTAAACAGACCTACAATATAATCAACTGCCTTTGATACAAGGTTGAACGGTGCAGATACAATATCCATCAATAGGTCTTTGAAACTAAAAGAGTCAAGGAATTCAACCGCACCGTCAAACCCAAGTTTACCCATAATCCATGAGACACCATCTTTAAGTAAGTCAAGAGGCATACCAATCAAGTTACCTATCAGTTTAGATAGACCACCACCAACACCATCAATAAATTTAGATACTATACTGTCACCATCTGATTCTTTCCAACCGTCAATGAAACCTGTTATCGAATCAAATGCCATCATAACGATTGTTACTGGTAGGAATAATTTACCCAACACTGTACCAAATCCTTTTGCAAAACCAAGTATTTTACCAATGACACCACCCTTGCCCGCCATTGCAGAAACACTGGTTACTGAATTTCCAATTGCACCAAACACTCTTGATACTGGTTGAAATAAACTTTTCACACCCTTGATAAAATCATCCAACATGGTTGATGCAGTAGTAATAAACTTGTTTCCTTGGAGATTTGTTAGACCTGTAGTGAAGAAACTTTTGATTGCCTTGAATTTGTCACCAATGAATGTAAAGAATCTACCAATTAGAGTGTCGGGCCCTGCGAATGTAT